ATGGCAAAACAGTCTAATAAACTGACTGCTAAAGAGGTTAAAAACCTTAGCTTTGATGTGAGTGGTGCAAAGAAGCAAAGACACCCAGACGGTGGTGGACTGTATTTATTGATTGATGAAACAGAAGCGAAATACTGGCGAATGGATTACCGTCGGCCAGTAACACAGAAATATAACACCCTGGCAATCGGCACTTACCCCACGATCAGTCTTGAGCAAGCAAGATCCAAACGTGATGAATTTAAGAAGATGCTGGCAAATGGCATCGATCCAGCTGAGCAACGTAATAATAAGAAACGTGAGCAGCTCCAAACCTTAGAGAATACTTTCAGTAAATTCGCTGCAGAATGGTTAGATATCCGCAAACATGAGGGAAAGGTGGACCATGAAACTATTCGCAAACTGAATAGAGATATATTGCCGTTTATTGGAAAGTTACCAGTTGCAGAGCTGACCACTGAACAACTGGAACGTGATGTGACTGATGCACTCGTTGAACGTGGTGCACTTGAATCAGCAAGACGCATTAAGTCCATTATAAACATGGTACTGAAGCTTCCATTGAAGCGAAGAATCATTACCTACAACCCTGCTCCAGACATCATTCTTCCCCAGCCGACTAAAGGCAATCATAACGCTGTGACGGATGAGAAAGAACTGGCAGATCTACTACGTAAAACATGGCGTTTAACCAAAGACTTTCCACGTACGAGAATTAGAACTGAGTTAGCAATAAAGCTATCGGCATATATCTACCAGCGCCCTGGGGAAGTCAGAACCCTACTTTGGGAATCGGTAGACTTTGAAAATAGATGCCTGTCCTTTGCAGCAAGTAAAACCAATCAAGACCACATCGTACCGTTATCAATTCAAGCGTATGACATTCTCAAAGAACTTGAAGAATTGCGGACCACTTCAAAATACGTTTTTCCAAGTGTTAAAACTTCATCTGAATGCATGAGTACAGACACCCTTACCCAGGTATTAAAACGATTAGGTTTTAAAGGAAAACATACAGCTCATGGATTCCGGGCGACGGCGCGAACACTACTGGATGAAGAAATCGAATATAGAACCGATATTGTAGAGCACCAGCTTGCTCACAAGGTTAAAGACCCTAATGGCACAGCTTATAACCGAACCAAATTTTTACGCCGTCGACGCGAAATGATGCAGCTCTGGGCAGATTACCTCGACACACTTCGTCAAGGTGGGGATGTGTCTAAGTTCAAGCCAAACAACGATAGTGAAAATTTAATTCACTTTAAACCTAATACCAAGATGGCATAGCTCTGCTGCGTTTTCTAAAAGGATAAATGGTCATGAGTAATATTAAAGATATTAAAAATCCAGCTCCTTTCTATACATTGAAGGATGCAGCGAAAGAGTTAAACCGAGTCTTAGAAGTTGATTACTATGATGCAAAGAAGCTATTAAATATGGCCTTGGTATATGACCTGCAACTCTACATTTTTGTAAGAGGCTGGGAAGGTTATGCAGCCTACGGCGAAGAAATGTCAGAAGCCTGGGAAGAGTATGCAGATGTAGATAAACATGGGGGGTATACACAGCTGCATTTCGATATGGATGCCACATTAGAGGCCATTATTACGGCAAGACTTAATTTAGCTTTACGTGAAGGATGTCTGCTTGAGGCAAAACTAGAATTAATTAATGAATTAATTTTAAGAAAAAATATTATTGCTGATGGCAGCTCAGGTATCTTTTTCAACAATATTCTAGATATTCAGGATTCTTTTACAGGAAATCCCAAAAACCTTTTTTTAGAAGTCTTTAAACAACAGCCTTCTCATGAACTGATACACGAGCTCGGTAAATGTACGCTTTCTGCAGATGTTATAGCTTCTGTAGAAAACATTAATATTGCTTGGATTCAGCTTTTGAAGGAAAACAGGTTTTTTCACCATAATACTGTCACACCTCCCCCTGTAATCGATACTACAATTGAAAAAGAAGGAGAGCCTGCTGTTTTCCAAGCAATATCTAGAACAGATCTTCTAATAACCCATTATCAACTTTCTAGAATTATTGAAGGCTCTTTAACACTTAGAGGCAGAAAAGTTGAAACGATTGAAACTTTAATTGAAAAACAAATTCAAAAGCCCCGAGGGAAAAGCCGAGCCAAAGAACACGCACAATTAGCCGCTAAAGCAATTGCAATACACGAATGGAAAAATGATAGAGAGAAGCAGATAAAAATAGGTGAAATGTGTGAAATCGTATGGAGCACATTGATTGAAACTGAACATATGCAAGAGCTACCAAGTAAGCCAGAATCTTTGAAAGACTGGATTAAAAGAGTAGCTCCCGCATATGCTCAAGAGCCTGGCAGACCAAAAAGAAATATATAGCAAGTGAAACTTAATCTATATTAAGTGCCAGTTGCTTTCTATTAATAAATAAAAAACAACAACATACTACCTCTAACGCCGTTGCAGTACGGCACATAGTTAGAGGTTTTTTTCATGTCTACTCAACAACAAACTACGGCGCCAAAAGGCTTTTATCGCATGTCACAACTTGCAACTACGGCTGCACGTAAAGAACGCAAGTACATCGCTAAAGATGGAACAACCCGGATCATCAAAGCACGTCCTGAGCGCCAGGGTTTACTGCCAATGGGTGAAACAACTATATGGGACAAAGTGCGCGCTGGAGAGTTCCCTACCCCAATTAAATTAACTGAGCGTATCACTGCATGGCGCATTGAAGATATTGAAGCATGGATGGCTTCTAAAGGGTTGGAGGCTTAATTATGAATACTTCCATCACTTCCTTTTTGCCATCGCAACAGATGCTTAGTTCGGATATCGCAGCTATTACGAAAATACGCCTAGATTCTGTAAAAAGGACTATCGAACGTTTAGCTGAACGTCTCGTTATAGCTTTACCACCAACGGTGGAAAAGCCTACAAACGGTCGCACAAGTACTGAATATGTGTTTTCTGGCGAACAAGGAAAGCTTGATTCAATTACTGTGGTTGCCCAGCTCTGCCCGGAGTTTACCGCAGCAATTGTAAAACGGTGGTATGAGCTTGAGCAGCAGACTCCGGCATTCGATATCAGCAATCCTCAGCATCTCCTGCAGGCGATTGAAGTCCAAGCTAAACAGAATCTCCAGTTAAGTGCTGAAAACCAAGTACTGTCAAAAGCCATCGAAACTATTACTCATACTGAACACGGCGTTAAGTTTCAGCAAGCCTGCAAAATTTTGAATGTGAAGCAGCAAGAACTGGCTGAATGGCTTCGGAAACATAATTGGGATCGGTATCTAAACAATGCCAGGGCTTCAACTTATTACAGTGAAAACCGCGGGTATTGTGAAACTAAGTATTCACTCAAAGAAGGTGTAAAGCCTTCAGGTCAATCATACAGCTACACACAGACTGAGTTCTTCATATTGCCAAAAGGTATGCAGATCCTAGCTAAAAGGTTTGGGGAGCGGCCATGAGTTTTCAAAATATTTTCTGGTTGAGGCTTCTCAAATCAAAAATGATCGGCTATATTGATCTTGTTCGGTGCAAAATCACTGAATCAGCTTTGGTCGGCTGCAAAAGTAACATAGGCGCACAGTCCGCTCTTCGGGCTTTTTTTGTGCGTAAAATCTCTATGCATCCGCATGTTATGGCGGAGCTGGAGAGGGACATCTTCGGATGTGCAGGTTCCCTATGTTACCTGTCGACCAACCCTTTTCAGCTTCGTCTCCAAAATCATTTGGTCGTGATTGACGAAGCTCCAAACAACATAGGAGCGCATTCATCATGAACGCTAAAGTACAAATTCAATTTCCAGAACAATTAATTCCTTTTTACAGTGTCGCTGATATTATCAGTGCTTACTCAATTGCATCTGAAGCTGCCACACAGCTTCGAACTTTGGCTAACCAAATCAACAAAGCAACGGCTTTCGTTAAAACATTTGTACAAGAAAATGATAGAGCCGACTCCTCTGCTTTTGCTGAACTAGAAAATCTAATCATAATTTCCTACCAGCTTGCCGATAGCCAGGCAGACACTTACATACGTGAACTTAACAGACATACGCATAAGCCTGATGATCAGTACGGTGCTGGTGATCTGCACGATGCATATTCATTAGCTTATGAAAATACATCATGGCTTGAGACCATGTTTTATCAAGTTAAAGATGAAGTCGAAGTAGTCAAAGAAGCCATTAAGCAAAACACTCATGGCGCCGTCTTTGCAACTCTTGAACGCTTAATTCATATTGCTGCGTATTGGGCAGAGAGCCATAGCAATACATTCGACATTGAACGCGAAAAGTATGAAGCAGAATGGGAGGCTACTAAAAATGGATAAGCCTTCTATTTCATCAGAGAAAACTAAAGTACAGCCAGAGCCAGTTGTTAATCAGACAACAATGCCCTCATCAGCTGCATATGTGGAATCAGTACATATTACCGAAGAACGTCTCTGGAATGCTGTACTGAAGAACTATCAGCAAGGAGGGCCTAGTGAGCATTGATGCAACACGCTGGGCTTGGACTGCTCCAGTTAATAACTCATCACAACGTCTCGTTCTGCTTTCATTGGCAGATCGGGCCGGTGAAGAGCATACGGCTTGGCCAAGCATAGAACGCTTAGCCAAAGATACCGTGCTGGATAAGAAGACAGTTCAGAAAGTTATTTTAGAGTTAATCAACCTTGGTCTGGTAAAAGATACCGGTGACCGTACAGGACCGACTAAGCGTGTTCGCGTTCTCAAACTCAACGGCGTTACGGGACGAGAAGAATATCTTCAAAAACGAGATGACTCTAATACACCCAAAAATGGGAACATTAAACAATCCCAAAAACGGAATGATTCCAAAAATGGGAATGATCCCGAAAACAGTGCTTTGAATAACCCCAAAAACGGGATTTTAAATGATCCCCAAAACGGGGTACAGAATCTACCAATGAATCTCTCTCAAGAGCATGACTGGATTCCTGATGTAGATCAGCTGTCAACAAAGATAAAAATGGCAGGGTATGGGAATAGTCTTGACCTGATCTTTGGTTTGCCTAGTTTTGAGTTCGAGCTTAGTGCATTTAACTCTCATTTTGACAGTCAGGCTCTATCTGAAGGTAAAAAGCTTCATAAGTTCACAGCTTGGATCGTAGATAAGTTTGAGCGCTACAAAAAGCAGAATCCTGAATACGGAAATATAACGCCGTACTCGACTTTAGACCCTCAAAACTTTCAAGCTGACATGGGGGATTGGTAATGATCGAAATTCATAACAACGCCATCGAGCAATGTGTACTTGCTGCACTGATGACAGTTCAGAACTCACTTGAAACTGTAATGAATGATCTGGATGAAAATTGCTTTTTTGCTACGCGCCATCAAGAGATCTACAAGGCCATTACCGACCTTGCTAACGAGAACAAGCCGTATGACGTGGTTTTCGTGGAGCAGAAGCTGAATGAGAAAAATTCACTGGTTGGCGTAACGCCTGCTGAATACCTGATGACACTGATGGCAGATGCACCATCGAGTTTCTATAACCTGGAATCTTATGTCGCTGAACTCAACAAGCTGAAAGCGCATCGTGAAGTTGAAAAGATGGGCCGAAGCATCCAGGAGGTGGCAAGAGATTTAACCGTACCTGATGTGCATAACGCTGCTGAAAATATCCTGAACAAGGCGACCACCAATGAAAAATTGGAGAAGTCCAGTTTCACATTTGCTGAAGCATTAAAACGCGCTGGTGATCAGTTAATCCAGAAAGCAGAGGCTAAGGCTAACAAGCAGTACACAGGGGTTAAGTTCAACCTACCTCATTTGGACAACGTAGTGGGCACCATTCAACGCGGACACTTTTGTGTCATCGGTGGTAGACCAGGATCTGGAAAGTCCACTCTGGCGCAAATGGTGGCGATTCAAACCGCTATGCAGTTCAAGGAAGCGGTATTGGTTGTATCTGCCGAGATGGATGTTGAGACATTCACGAATCGCTGTATCTCAGCTTTGACCCAGATTCCATATGACAACATCCACAATGCCGAGCTGTATGACGGGATGATTCAGGAATTTGCGTATGCGCAGGATCGTTTTAGCCGCCTTCCAATTCACATTGAAGATAAGCAAAAGCCGACCATTGCAGAGATTCACTCTTATGCACGCAAGGCTAAGCGTAACTACAAGAAATTGGGCTGCATCATCATTGATTACCTGCAACTGGTACGTGATCCAACCAAGAAAGACCGCTATCAGGAAGTGAGTTCAATCAGTCGCGATTTGAAGGCGATGGCAAAGGAATTCGATTGCCCTATCATCGCCCTGGCACAGCTCAACCGTGAGTCTGAAAAGGGTAAACGTCCAAAGGCATCCGACCTGAAAGAGTCTGGCCAGATTGAGCAAGACGCGGATCAAATTCTATTGGCCCATCCAATTCTGAACAATGATGATGAAATGCCGAGTGGTATTACAGAAATCATTATTGCTAAAAACCGCCATGGCAAGAAAGGCGTAGTTCGCGTGATGGATCGTTTAGATATCTGTCGCTTTGCATCGGCGCGAGTGGAAGAGTGAGAACAATACATGTGCCATAAATCAATCCACTTGGGCCGTTGTTCACTTAATCAAATCCAGGGGAATACAATATGATGTTTATCCAAGGTGACCGCGTAGATTCTACTGCATCAGGCAGGTCACAAACCGAAAGGTTCAAAAACTTAAGAACCAAAAAAAAAGTAAAGGAATTCATTGTTAAACGCCGTGGCTATAAACGTCCAGACTTCAACAGAATGATCCTGGACTTGGTCAAATGCGGCTGGACACACGAAAAGATTGCATTCGTCTTACCGGTATCTGGTGCTTCTACAGTATCTGAATGGGCACGTGGGGGTATTCCGAATTATGAGAACGGTGAAGCCTTAATTGAGCTATGGCGATCTGAAACGGGTATTAGCCGTGAACCTCGTGAAGGTGAATGGGGAACTTATCAATATAAAATTGGACAGTTAGAGTTACTTTGATTGTCAGCAATATTCTTATGAATGATTAGACTGCGAAAGATGATTCATGTTATGGCGATCGTACGACTGACCGTCGCCCAGGTGGTAAATAATTCTTTCTATCAAAGAAAAGGGCTGCATTAGGCAGCCCTTTTCTTACAAACTTTATATTATGCAATAGCCTGTTCAGACCATCCGCCTTGTTTCTGGTGGGAAAAGCTAGCTTTCTTTTCACCCATTTGCCGATCAAGATGCGCAATCTTGTCAAGCATGTTTCTAATATCACTACCTTTCTCAACACTACCCTTATACATAACTCGCAAAAGGCGGTCACTAGGTTTAGGGATTTTAGAGCGGTGAGTTTCCCAAGCTCGAACACTTGATTCAGAAACACCTAAAATTTCAGCTAATCCATTTTGGGACAGATTCATTTCTTTGCGTAAAAAACGAACCTCAGCACCTGATAGACGAGGCTTATGAGTTACTAAGTTAATTCCAATCACACGATGTAAGCCTTCTACATCTTCAAAAGAAACAACCTTTCCATAGGGTGTTTCTTTTGCGATGTAACCATTTACCAACCAAACATCGCGTAAACCGCTTTCGGTGTAATGGTACATAATTAACCTCTAATTACCGTGATCACAATACTGTGATCCTTGGTTATATCATCGTAGTCCAGTACTACGACTACACTAATGACATCACCTGCTGAAATAACAGATAATTTCATTTTCCAAGATCCATTAGTTTCTCTATAAGGACCTTCTTCAAACTGACCATGCTCCATACAGCAAAGTATTTGGGAAGGTGTAATTTTTCTCTGCTTCATGCGCTTACGAGCATGCTCAGTGTAAAACACCTTACTTGAATCTTTTGCTAACTCTCTAAGCTTTGACCTGGCAGCAGCTTCAGAGAGATCTGAAAACATTATTATATTGTCGGGTTGTTCCATATGCGCACCGTCAGTTTCTGACGGTATTATTGAATAATTAAAACGTTCATGCAATAGGTGAAAGTAAATTATTGTAATAAGACAAAGGCTGCAAATGCAGCCTTATTTTTATGATCGTTTCTTTCTACCTATAAAGGCTAAGATTGGCCAAAGAACAATTGCTAAAGCCAGAGCACCCATAAAATAAAAAGTTAAAATCTTATTTACTATATAATCCTGATCGCCACTTATTAAGAAAACCATGGCAATAGGTCCGGCAAATAACGAATAAATGTAAAAGGTTACCACCTTTTCCCAAAGCCTTTTCATCCCTCCATAATCCTCTTAAATCTATTAGGTAAATATTTATTTTGGTGAACAATGCTTTCAACTTCGTTTAGTAATTTATGCGTATAAGTCGATTATAAAACTGAAAAATAGTAAGCATATATAACAGTCTTAATTAACTTTAAATTTCATAGGCTGAAAGTCATCAATATGAACTTTCTTAGCCTTTAATAAATCTTCTCTTTTACCATCTGTGACTAAGACGGCGCGCTTGACCTGAACTGTCCAGCTACGATCCGCTCCACACATCGTTTCAGATTCAAGAAAAACATTTCCAAATGCTTTACCTTGAAGGTTTTGTATATCGCCGTAGGTTATTACATTCTCAGAAGTCCCCTGCACTCTACCGGCCTTATCCTTTGCCATCAGGTCTAAATACAACTTGTCATTGGTCCCAAGAAAATCATGGATCGTCACATCCACCACGGCGGAACAGATCCCTGAGTTCACATAGCTGGTCTTGGAATGCTGAAGTGTAATTGGGATGGCCAAAGAGACTGAGCTTATAAGACTCATTAGAGAGAACGCTATTATCTTCTTCATGATGCGAAATTCCTTTTTATACTAAAATTATGAATGCGGTGTTATCAAAGGCTGTATTTCAAGCGAGTCAAGCAATCCACTGTCTCTTTCCCAGGTATCAACCGCTTTTATCCCGTAACGGCTACTTGAACGTCCATGAGCCTTAATCACTGGCTCAGGGAAGTTCTTTTTATTACGCCAACTGATCAATGTTCCTTTAGTAATTCCATAACGTTTTAATAGCTCAGGTGTTGAGATATATAGGTTCATCAATTATTCCTCAAAGTGTAGTCATACCAATCAAGCTATTCAGCAATAACTGCAACTTTGAATTGTATTTCACATTCATTCTTCACATGTTCTTAGTGGGAATGTATAGCTGTAAAGCTCCATAAAATCGCTATTAATTACTTTAAAAGAAAAATGAGTGCCATTTACCCTATAAACTTGAGAAGTGCCAATAGCTGAGGAACAAGTGTAATTTCTAATTAATTGACTAAACTTTTCCAAGTCTATTTTTTCTGATAAATCCCTTTTAGTTTCAATATCTCTTAGCGCATAAGTCTGAGAAATTAAAGGTCTGCTTAACACCATGGTTAATAGCTCTGTATCAGCATCAACCTTTCTAGGTAACGTCGAAACTACTTCATTGGTGATTTGACGAGTAAGATCGTTAAAGCTATCAATATCAATAATTTCATATTTCTCATTGATTATCTTGGCATTGATTAACGAGCGATCAAATCCATTCTCTGCTAAAGCTACTGTTGAATACCCTAAAAGCAATATGGGTAAAACTCTACCAATCATATCCCCCCCTCTTAATTGTCTCATCACATCATTTGATGTTGAATTTTGGCTATTTATAAATATCAATACAACATAGTAATCTAAAAATTAAAAAAGGAGCCGAAGCTCCTAATTTTATTCTTCTGATAAATCCCACCAGTAACTATTACCTAAGTTCTCCAGTCGCTGCTGGGTTCTCGGCAAATAATCAGGATCAATCATATTCTGCATTTTTGAATACAGCATTCGATCTACGACCAGCTTACTGTACCAAAGATTCTGCAATGGAATATTGCTCTTCAGAGTATTGGCCACTTCCATCATCCGGGTAGATTCCTTGCCCTCAATGATATTGTTGCCCATGCCTGTTAGCAGCATACCCAGCTTCATGCTCTGGCCTAAGAGTGGGCCACTGATAAAGTCTGATGCACTTCGACCGGTTGGGTCTGAAAGTGCAGACATGATGTCCCCCAGGAAGGAAAGCCCACCACCTTTAAGAAGTGACTTACCAAAGAAATCAATCGTAAATACCGGCTCTGGATTCTTACCATTGGCCAAGTTCTGGGTCTGAACGATCAATGCACCTGCTAAAGTTTGATAAGCCAGTAGCGAAGCCAAGAACGTTACCCGGCTCTTAATATCGCCTTGAGCAAAGGCACGATGACCAATACGGAACATATAAGCCAATGGGAAGCCCTTGAACTGGAATAAGGTACGACCCAATTCCCCCTGGATGGTTCCGGCTTCACCTAAGTTAATGATGCTACGTTCACGTACACCTGCCTCAATGATAGCTACGGATTCCTCATTGAAGATATGAGTCTGGTATTTCATAGCAGCTTTGTACCGGAAGTCAGCCAGTGCATTAGCATTGTCCTGCTTATCCAATGGCAAAAACTGCTTAATCACATCATCAGGCGCATTAAAGAAATCATTCTGAGAGAGTACCGCCGTCCCATCTTCACGCTTACTTGGCTCCAGCTGCTGCCACAACTGCCAGTCACGTTCGGTAATACCATTCCCCTGCAGGATCTTAAGATCATCTGCACCGAGATCCTGCCAATCCGTTTTACGGGTCATTTCAGCAAGCTTATTCATATGCACCAGATTAAGTGCTCGTTTCGCTCCTGCAGTGACGGCGTTCAGTCCTGATAGTTTCATAGTCGTTGCTGCAAAAGCCTGCATACGCGCATTAAAACGGCCCGATTTTGTGGCACTACTGACAATATCTGCATCACCAAAGCGGGTCATAGATCCGGCCATTTCATTAATACCAAGGCCAAATCGTAACGCCTCGTCACGTGTGGCACCCTGTTTCAATTGCTTCATGTATTCAGGGAGAATCGATTTGGTATAGGACAGGCCCAGCATATTGGCAACTTTCTTCATGCTGGCATGGTCGCCAAACGTGGTTAATGTGGTACCGCCTAATTTAGACGCAACCATTAAGGCACGAAGGCCCCCCATGACGTTACCTAAGGTTGAGTCAATCGCCCGGGTATTGGCATCCAAGGTGTTATACATCGACATAGCGCGGTGTGCTTGCTTATCAATCTCACCATGTTTCATCCCATTCTGTGGATCTGCTTTCAGTTTGATCTTGGCTTCATCCAATAGCGACTCAAATGTATTGCGAGGATTGGATCCAAGGTTCTGCATCATGGCCACTTCTGTACTCATGCGGTGAGTATGGTTTTTCAGAATCTCATGAAACCCTGCTTCATCATAAGTTCCATATTTCTTCTGATACGCCAGCCATGCGTCACCATCCTTGAAATGCAAAGCACGTGATTCCTGATGACGATTTGCCATCTTTGAACGACCACCTACAGGTGATGCACCTGCTTTGGCCTGTTTATTCAGTATCAGTAAGTCTTTGTTGGCGCCGTTGGTTGAGATAGTTTTATAAATCTCCTCGAGCATGGATTTAAGCTCCAGCTCATCCATCAACTCACCAGTCTCTTTGACATACTGATTACGATCTACTCCAGCCAATGCATCGTTCACCCACTCTGATTGATCTGTTAGGGCTACTTTCTTCTGATCATGTGAGGTCATAAAGCCAAAGTTATCGAGCTTCTTAATATTCCCACCAGCCCGGTTGAAGGCTAAACGCATTTCCTCCAGGGCTGCACTTACTTCCTTGGCCATCGCCGTAATTTCTGGATTATCAGACTTGCCACCAAACATGACCCGGATAATGTCATCAGTCATGGCTTTGTTCACTGACATGCCAAAGCGCTCTTGTGTTTTGGTAAACACATCAGCAACTAATGACATCCAGCGACTGTGTAAGGCTTGGGATTGCTTCTCTATGGACTGGATACCACTCTGATCTGAAAAGTATGCAATCTTCCGCATTAAAGCCTGAACTGGGTTCAATTTAGGATGGTTATAGATTTCGTTCTGTAGCTGGGCCTTGATGATGGCATCCCGGGCAATGTTCTGATTGTTCTTGGCGATCTGGACGGCGAGATCCGTAGCAGTTTTCTGCGCAATCGCTTCAGCACGCTCAGCGGGACTTTTGAACATCCAATCAGGATCTGTTCTGGCCAGAGTATTTTGTGCCCGGATATACAGTGATGAAATACGATTACTATCAGCTGCACTTAATTTTCTTTTACCTAATGCTTTTGCAACTTGTTCTCTACATTCAGCTCTCATGCTGCTTCACTCCCAAATCTTAATGCGCAGCTTGCCAATGCTTTCACTGCCTGAATTTCATCTTTTGCGATTTCTTCTTGCTCTTTGACATAGTCCAATAGATCTCGGGATGACATCGTCACGATTTCCTCATTCCCATTTTCATCCAGGCGCGTGAAGGTCACTTCCATGTCAGGATCTGCTTCCAGAATTGAAACCGCTTCCCTACCGTCTGCTGTATCAGTAAATGCGCCGTATTCCCCTTTACTGGACTTGGTCAAGTCTGGTGCACCATCAACCTTAGTCTTGCCCGGTTTCCAAAACTCACGTTCTAATGCCTGGGTAGCTTTGTGCTGTACCGCAGTTAATTCAGGGCTATCTGCTTTGCCATTGGCAGGATGAGCAAACAGTTCATCTCCATTACGTGTGGCCTTTACCGGGCTAATGGTGCCATCCTGATTGATCTGACGCTGGAATGTCGTGTTAGAGGTCTTATTGTGTAGCTCTTGAATGATGCTCCCACCATCAACTGAGCGTTCTCGTTTAAGGTAATTTTGAGACCTGGTAGGAGTCCAATTATCTATACCTTCAGCGATAGAGTTTTGCGGAATATTCGGATCAGATGTTCTGGTACTGAGATCTGAAATATTTGACTCAGGCTCTGCAACAATAACTCTTTGTTGTTCTGGCTCAAGCTGGTAAAGGTCGGATTCCAGTGTATCCAAAGTACGATTTGCGCTATTACCAGGCCCAGATAAATCAACCTGAGGTTCAACATACGGCGTCCGGTAAGCACCGCCATCAGAATATTGATAATGCGCCGTAGCCTTGAGGTATTCCAGATCCTCTTTAGTCAATGGAGAGGATAGAGCATCAAACTCTTCCTGGAGTGATTTAACACTATGTTCATCTGCACTGAACACAAAAGGCATTGCCTCAATTTCAGCATCAGATTGGGATTTGTATGCAGGAGGTGCAGCTATATCAGACTCAAACTCTGGAAACTCTGATTCACTTCCACGGACTTCGGTAGACCGCACTGTGGTTTGTGCCCCCACATCACTATAAAGACTGGCTATTTCATTCCAGCGTTTCTCGTATTTGGCCTTTACCTGCCCTACAGTCATACCATTGAATTTATGGCTTGAAGTGATACCTTCTGCAATCTGTCTTGCAGTCTTTTTCTGATTGCCTTTACTCCAGCGTGTGGCCACATCTACAAAAAGCTCATTATCTTTCGCCTTTAAAAATACTGGTCCACCACCCTCACCGAAGAAATGCAGATAGTAAAGTTCTAAGCCATTAGGATCCCGATTAAAGTGGCCACGGAAAACTTTGGCATTATGCTCGTAGTAGTTCAAACCAGCCTTAATTTGATCATTACCATCAAACTTGTTCTTACCTCCCATACGGGCAAAGGTGCTATCCAAAGTCTGAAATAAGCCGGTGGCCGATGAAAGTAACTCCCCATCTCTACCCTTTGGCTGGATTGAAGTACTGAAGGTGCCGCCAGTTTCCAAATGGGAAATGATTAAGGCATCTACTGGATTGATACCCCGTTTAGAGGCTTCCTGGACAATCGTTTTTGTCCAAGGTTTTTTATCAAATACAGGGTTAGTCAAAAGCTCCGCCATTACTGGCACTTTATGTTCATCAGTATTGATAGTGCCGGGTCTCACAATGGCTTTAGGTGTACCTGTTATTGGTACCACTGGTGTACTGGTTACGATTGCTTTGGGTGTTCCGCTCACTGGTGCTTTTAAGCTGACCAGCTCATCATTTAGTGCACTCTCCATTGCACTATCCAATGCATCAAAGTGTGAATTGGCCTCTTTTGCATTAGTTGGGCTAAATGGATTCGTACCCTCTGCATGCTCGATGTTGGCCTGAATGTGAGCCGCATCATTCATAGTATCTACATTACTATGGTCTTTAATCTGCTCTGGCCGTAAACGCCCCTTGTTGGCCCATAGGTTGAGTAGTAAGGCCATCCCGCCATTTGCTGCCAATGTGGACGGACTGGTTGCATTTTCCTTTAATGCTTCGCCGTATTGAGCAACCTTCTTATTTTCATTGTTTTCAAGAAATGAACCTTCAAGATAATCACCAGCTACGCCAGCTCCAGTAGCCAGCGCAGTAGTGGCCACAGCATCGGCCACTACTGATTTAGCAACACCATGAGTAGGAATAGCAAAACCTAAAGCATCTGTAACCCCTTTAATCGCTCCACCAGTACGGGCTGTTTTTATATCGGCCCCTTTATTCAGTAAGTCTGATTTCTCTGCTTCAAAGGTCTGGTACCCGAATAATCCTGAATTCAATGCCAAGCCTGGCACACCGCCTGTTCCTAAAGTAGTGACGGCGTTCCATCCAATACGGGTAAAGTCTTTAGTCAGGCCATAGGTAAACTCGCCCACTCCACCCAAGTCATCAGGCTTAAAAATCTCAAGGTTCTGCGCTCTTAGAGCTGCTGCTTTCTTGTCACCACGTATCAAGGCATCTGGTGCGGTGGCTGCCTCAATGGTACCCATTGCCACACCAGAAACAGTACCTAACACGCCGTCGCTAAATCCACCACGCTCACTTTTAGGTTTAAAGCGAGGGTCATCCTGATTTAACGTTAATTCATCATCTGCTAAAAATTCCATCTCTACCTCATCTCACTTTAAAAGTTAAGCGTGTTTGACGCTTCTTATCGGTGGCATCCATTACGTACTTGGTGCCATTCTTGAAGTAATAGAGATAGGGGTTTTTCGGATCTTGTTCTAAAGGCAGATCCAAGAAGAAGTCTTTGTCAGATCCGCCATAGTTACGGGCATTACGAGAGTTAAAGCTCTCCAGCTGCTCACGGAATGCTTTCTCACCTACCGTATGCGGCCGTAGCACAACTGATTTGCTTCCGAAGAATCCGCCTGATGTGAATTTACCGCCTGTGACATTCTTAGCCGCTTTATTAAAAAGCTCTTCATCAATAGTTTTGTTTAGAAGATTACCTTTCGTATCTGTGACCTTCTCAGATTTCTGAACCAAATAAGCATAGTTAGCTTTGACTGCATCCAAATAGATTTGAAAGTCAGGTTTACCTGGTGAAGTGATACCGGCCAAATATGCCTCGGTATGTTTTGTTAAACCGCTCTCATCTACTTTGACCAAACTCTTTTCCAGTAGATCCTGACCGGTAATGATCTGCCCGGCAATATCTTGAAGGCCTCGGTTATTAAGTGAAGCCGATAAACGATAGGCACCGCTTTCGCCGGCAATGCTATTAATCATATCTCTGGATGCATTGGCATTACCTGCACTGGATTTATAAAGACTGGTTAGCAAGCTCAACTTGTCCCCTGGTCTAGCTTTTTCCCAGAACTGTTTTAATTCAGCTTGCTGTTGGGTAGAAAAAGGATTTAAAGACCCTACAGTCCCGTTCAATACATTGTTCGCATGAATAGATTTGATGTTCTTGGATAGAGCCGCAATGGCTTCAGGATTGCCACTAAGAATTGCATTTGTCGGTACTACTGTCAGCTCTTGACCAGTCTTAATAGAGTAGGCCAAAGTGGAGTTATTTTTCTCATAGCCGAGCATATTCTCATGCGTTTTAGAGAGCAGATTTAATTTCCAGCTCACATCTCTAGCATTATCTTGCGCCGTATTTTGAGCTTCTGAACGCTTTTTACTGAGGTATGCTTCACGCTCATCCGCTCCCAGTCTCATGAACTGCTGTACTTCAACCAAAGCGCCGCTGTACTGAACAAACTCAGACTCTTTTCCCGTACCCTTAACACGTGCCAAACGAGATTTGATGACGTCTTCACTTGGAATTAATCCAGTCTCGATGTCCGCCTTCATCTCATTAACAGCATCTTTGGCATCATCTTCTAACTGCTTTTGCTGTAAGGCAACTGCCCGGTTATTCTGGTCGATTTGACTTGATACCCGTCCACTCCAGTAGACGGCTTGTTCCTGAGTCAAGTTGGGATGTTTTTTTAAAACAGCTTCAGGAGTTGTTAGTTCAGTCAGCTTTTCATTGTCCGACTTATTTCCTAAATAAAATGCAGCTACATCATTACTGGAGCGATTATTTTTATATTCGTTAAAATTGTCTTTTACATGTGCTAAAGCTAAGTTTTTAGACTGTCCATATGTAGCTAAACCATTCCAAACCTCTTGCTCGGAAGCATTCGGATTCTTTAAATAGTTTTCCTTCATCTCCTTAAGCTGGACAATTGCCTGTTGCTGTTCTGACTTCTGCGCAATCGGCAGATACTTCGATGCACTCTGATAAGAATGCTGTTCGAAGTAATTATTAAAGTTTTGCTCAAACTGCTTAGGTACCACAGTTTTATACTGTTTCTTGATTGACTCAAGGCTATCCTGTCTTTGCTTTACTGCCTCTTCATATGGCAGCCCTTCACTCTGCATTTTGAGTATTAAGTCATTATCTACAACGCTGATATCAGCGCCAATCTTAGATGACTGTAATGCAAAATCAGCCTTCTCTGTTTTATCCTTTTCCTCTTTACGTGCCTCAAGCACACCATCAATAGCTTTACCAATATTGCCGAGTCCGGTTATTGGTGTATGTTGCTGCAATGTTGGCCGTGATACTGTTCGGCCTTGTGACCGTGGAATTAATGCCATTGTCTTTCTCGAAGTAATTTACTCAATACTTCAAAATTAAATGGTTATGTGTCCTCAAAAAATGGGTATATTTAGTCCAGAAAAAAGGAGCCTAAATAGCTCCTATCTCTCGATTAAAATCAGGCTGTACGCTTCGTTTGATGAAAGCAACGATTGATATTTTTCACTCCAGACTTACGACCAATAAAAAGCGATTCCAGCACACGTTTTATAAACTGGATCTTCTTCACGATCTGCCCTAACTCAAACTCGAATGTATTCCGATTAAGAAGGCGTTTAAATTCTTGATCAGGATCCAAATAGTGTGCCGTAATAATTAAAGTATTCGGACAGCTATTCAAGTTAATTAAAATTGTATAGAGATGATTATAGTAAAAAGCTCTATTGTTCTTGGCTGTTAAGTACGCAAGGCGATGGATTAGTTCTTCCAAGTGAGAAGCAACTTTTAGTAAATGATCTTTATACTTAACATTGAACAACTGTGCTGGTTCCTTGCCATTGATCTCCCTTCGAAACTCATCAATCAAGTATTCAATCCCATTACATAGCTGGATTGATCTTTCCATATCATCACAGTCTAAAGGCTTAAAAGCCGGAACTGTTGGTCGTTGCATGCTTATATGCTCCAGTTATTAACCCTTGGGATATCTTGGTTTGTTTTATCAGTGAGCGCTTTCCAAAGCTCAATAAATGCTTCTCCTGCTTCATAGTTAGGAGTACCGTTACGCATCCATTCAGCCACACTACTAGGACCGGAGATTGGTAATAGATACGCAATCTTTTCGTTAGTCATTTCATGATGTTTTTTTAGCTCATCAATCATCTTTTTATAATTAGGTGCGCCGTACTTAACTTCTGCTTTGAGAAAAAGAAGATTTTTGGGCACTTCAAAATTACTAAGCTCAATATAAATTCCCAT